CTTCGCTACAGGCGACAAAGACATTGATGGAAATAAGGAAGCACGTCAGTGGATGCAGGATGCTGTTAAGAGAATGATTCGTGTAATGAACAACTCTAACTTCCAGACTGAGATTCACGAAGTGTACCTTGACCTTGGTGGTATTGGTACTGCTCCTATGCGTATCGAGGAAGATGAGGAAACGGTTGTACGTTTCTTTGCTCGTCCGATTTACGAGCATTACATTGAAGAAAATAACAAGGGTATTGTAGATACTGTTTATAGAGAATATGAGTTTAGCCTTCGCCAGTTAGTACAAGAGTTTGGTGAGGATTCTCTGATTGATTTTGATTTACGTCAGTCATATCAGAAAGATGATACTAGAAAAGTAACTATCGTTCATGGTGTAGAGCCTGTTTATGGCGACAAGAATGGAAGGTTTGCTTCCTACCATGTTTTAAAAGATAAAGCCTACCTTCTAAGAGAGGGTAAGTTCAATTCAAATCCATACGCTGTACCTAGATGGACAAAAATATCTGGAGAAAAATACGGACGCTGTCCGGGCATGAAAGCCCTACCAGATATTAAGATGCTGAACAAGATGATGCAGACTATGATTAGGGCGGCACAAAAAGCGGCAGACCCTCCTATGATGGTTCCTGATAACGGATTCCTTCTTCCTTTGAAGATGACTCCGGGTGGGACTAATATCTACAGAGCAGGGTCAAAAGATAAGATAGAGTACCTACAGTCGGCAGCACGCATGGAGATTAATCATGAGATGGTTGAGCAGGCTCGTATGCGTATTCGTCAAGCGTTCTTCATAGATCAGCTACAGCTTCAAGATGGGCCGCAGATGACGGCCACAGAAGTAATGCAGAGGACAGAGGAAAAGCTTAGGACAATGGGGCCTATTTTAGGTCGTCTTAATACAGAACTTCTTAGACCTATCGTAGATAGAGTCTTTGATATAATGCTTAGAAAAGGTTTGTTTGCTCCAATGCCTGAGGCTCTTAAAGGTAAGAACTTAGATATTGTTTACGTATCTCAAATCTCTAAAGCACAGAGAGCTAGTGAGGCAGATACTCTAACTAGAGTTATCCAATCTGTCGCACCTGTAGCGCAGATGGCTCCACAAATGTTTGATAACTTAAATGCTGATATGGTACTAAGATACCATGCGCACATTTTTGGATTGGCGGAGGATATGCTGAATGACCCAGAAGAAGTTAGCAAAGTTCGTGAGGCTCGTGCGCAACAAGAGCAAGCTATGGTGCAAGCACAACAAGAAAACGTACAGGCTGATACAGAGCAGAAGTTAGCGAACTCTCAGCCTAGATAAGGGGAACAAATGTTTGGGAACAAATTTAAAGAGGTGACTATCGCCTACAAAAGAGTATTTGAAAGCTCTGATGGAAAGATAGTTCTAAAAGACTTAATGAAATGTTGTAACTTTACTCAGTCAGTGATTGGACGTGACCCACATGAGACTTATTTTAACGAGGGCTCAAGGGCAATCCTTTTGAGAATTTTAAAAACCTTGGCGTTGTCTGAGGATGATATTAATAAGTATATTCAAGAAATTGAAAAAGGGGACTTAGATGAGTGATTCTTTAATGGGCGGAGCAGCCGAGCCCATCGTTAATACCGGCGCACCTGCAACACCTCCTGTAGAAGGAACAGGTACACCTGAGTTTACTGGGCCTGAATGGGCTAAAGGACTTGAGGTAGAGCCTGATCTTTTACAAGACCCTTCGCTTAAAGCTATTAAGGACGTACCTTCATTGCTAAAGTCGTATGTACATGCGCAGAGAAAGATGGGTGCCGATAAGGTTGTTATCCCTAATAAGAACTCAACTAAAGAAGAATGGATGCAGTTCTATGGAAAGCTAGGACTTCCTACAGAATTTGAGAAATACGAAGTTCAACTTCCAGAAAACAAAGTTTTTGGAGACGACTTAGTAAATAAGTTTAAAGAGATGGCTTACCAAAATAATCTACTTCCTGAGCAGGCATCTGCATTGTTTAGTTTTCTTAACGACTATACGGCAGAGCAGGCGCAAGCTTTAGAGCAAAGTCAGCAGACTTCTGTACAGGAAGCTATCGAATCCCTACAGCAAGAATGGGGCGAGGCTTTCCAACAGAACGTACGTAAGGCTAAGTTAGCTGTACTTGAGTTTGGCGGTCAAGACTTCCAGAAGTATCTTGACGAGTCTGGTTTAGGAAACGACCCTCAGCTTGTTAAGGCTTTTGCTAAGATTGGCGAGTCTTTCTTTAAGGAAGATAAGTTCAATGCCGAAAGTACACCGGCTTATGCTATGTCTCCTGACCAAGCACAGAAAAGAATCAATGAGATTCAGGGTGATTTTAATGGGCCGTACTACAACAGTATGCACCCTGACCACAACAGAACGGTTCAGGAAGTTAATAAACTCTTCCAAATGGCATACCCGACAAAAAAATAATTATATAGGGGGCTTGACACGCCCCCAAATCTCGAACTAGAATTGGTACTATGGTAGTACCGGACAATCTTGCAAAAGACCCCTCGTAGTGTGCCGCCTAGATAGACCCCGTCAAGGGACAATCATATCGAAAACAAGCTAACATTATTAACTAATTTTACGGAGAGAAATTATGTCACAATTTATCACCGAGCATATGGTCAAACAGTTTAGTTCAAACGTATGGCACCTTGCTCAACAAAAATCGTCTCGTTTAAGAGGCCTTGTTAGAACTGAAACTCTTAACGGAGAAGTAGGATTCTACGACAACTACGCACCAACTGAAGTTTATGAGAAAACTGGACGTCATTCAGACACAGAGTTTACTCAAGTAATTCATGGTCGTAGACGTATCACTATGTCAGATTACGCATGGGCTGACCTAGTTGATAAAGAAGATAAGCTAAGACTTATCCACGACCCTCAATCTCAATACGCTATGGCCGCTCAAATGGCTTTCGGCCGTAAGATTGACGATATTATCATTGGTGGTGCTTTAGGAACTGCTTATTCTGGAAAAGAAGGCACAACTCCTGTAATCCTACCAAACAGCCAAAAGATCGGTGCTTTCAACGGTTCTGCTTCTTCTGGTTTAAATGTTCGTACACTTCGTGCGATCAAGAAGAAATTTAGCCAGTCTGAAATTGATATGGAACCACTTTATATCATCTGTCAAGCTGAGCAAATCGACAACCTACTTGGTGAAACTGAGCTAGTAAGCGCAGACTTCAACAACGTAAAAGCACTTGTTAATGGTGAAGTAAATACTTTTATGGGATTCAACTTCATCAGACTTGAGAGACTTCCTGTTACTACAGCAGTTACTCAATTCAACGCAGGTACAGGTGTTGTTGGTTCTGGTTCTGACTCTATCGCAGCAGGTTCTAGAAGAATCATTGCTTGTGCAGGTTCAGGATTAATGCTTGCTTTAGGTGCAGACGTAAGTGCTCGCATCGACCCAAGACCAGACAAGCACTATGCTACACAAATTTACGCTTCTATGACTATGGGTGCTACTCGTCTTGAGGAATCTAAAGTTATCGAAGTAATCTGTAAGGAATAAGGAGTAAACAATGGCTGATATCTACGGTTCAAATTACCAAAAAGAATACATCAATAGCCCTAAGCAATTTGCGAATATTGGTGAGTACAATGGTAAACTACGTTGCATGTTTGACAGCTTCTCTGGAGCTGCCGGCGGAGACGTGGTTTATTTCGGCAAGTTACCTGCCGGAGCCCGTGTAATCGAGGTTAAAGGAAGCGGTCTTGGTACTGCTCCTGTATTTAGCCACGCAATGGGTGACAAGCTTTCTTCTAAGGAAGATGCTACGGTAACTCTTGACGCTGACGCTTCGGCAAATGGATTTGCCTTAGTTATATACGTGACAGAATAATCTTTGTTCCCTAGATTATATTTGTTATGTATAATAGGGGAGGGGTAACCCTCCTCTTATTATTTAGGGAGATAACATGAGTGTCGAAACAGATATATGCAATTCAGCGTTGATTAAGCTCGGCTCAGAGCGAATCAATAATATCAACGAAGATAACAAAAGAGCCCGTCTATGCTTGGAGAGATACGAGAAAATTAAGTTTCGTGTCCTTAGATCGCATAACTGGACTTGCGCTATCAAAAGAGCAAAGCTTCCTAAGCTCAGTACAACACTGGCGTTTGGTGAAGAAAACGTATTTCAGAAGCCGTTAGATTGTTTGCGCATTGTAAGCGTGGCTTCTGGGAATAAACATAAACTTGAAGGCGATAAGATACTTAGCTTTGACGAAGAGTTGGAGCTTTCATATATAACGTCAACTACCTCTGAGGAGTTGTTCGATGCGTGTCTTAGAGAGGCTATAGCCTGTGCTCTGGCGGCTGATCTATGTTATGCCATTAACCAGAGTATGAATATGAAGCAAGGTCTTTTACAGGAATATGAGTTCTGGATTGGAGAAGCAAGATCGTTCAACTCTATGGAGATTACTCCTGACAATTACCTCAATGAAGATTGGCTAGACTCTAGAAAAGTTGGAGGTCTTTGGTGAGGTTCATTCATCCCATAACCAACTTTGGTTCAGGTGAGTTGGACAATAAATTATTTGGCCGTATTGATGTAGACGAATACAGAAGCGGTCTTTCACTTACGTCTAACTGTTTATTGAGCGGAACGGGTGCTGCGTTTAAGCGCATAGGCTCTAAGATGGGGCCATTAATAAGCACGGCTATTCCTGACCCTGACCCTCAGCAGGTCTATATAGATTCTGTTGTTTTAGAGAATGGTCAGTCAGTTATACTTGAGTGGTCTACCGTATTAACTTTTAGAATTTTAAATTCAAATTTAGTAGCCATACCTATTACATACGCAGGTAAAGCTGCGGTTACTAACCCATTTGCAAATAACTTGGATAGAACTCAGTATTCTGTTGCTGCTCACGGCAACTATATATTCATCACTCATTACTCTGGCGAAGTTGAGCCTTGCTATATAGAGTTTACTGACGTTGATGCAATTGTTAGGTATTTTCCTTTTGATTCTTTTTATGGTTCAGCTTTTTTAGATGCTAATACAGATCAAACAAAAGTAATGCGTATAACTGATGGGGCTAATGTTAATGGGTTGTATAACCTACAAGCAAATTTTGCCGCATTTTTACCTGAGCATGTTGGTTCTCAGGTACGTATATCTGGTCTTGTTTACGCAGGTATATCTACAAGATACTCTGCTGAAAATTATGTTATATCTCAGTACATAGATAGTCAGAACGTAAAGGTTCAGGCATTCCCACAGACTCGTTATCAGTGGGGCTCTACTATGCTAAATATATCAGGCCCTAGCGGTTCTGGGCTTCCTTCTGTAACAACTACGTCTAGAGACTTCGATGAGTGGTCTTTTTCTGCGTTTAGCCCTGTTGTTGGATGGCCTAAGGTTGTTACTGTTTTTGAAGGACGTCTAGTATTTGCAGGGACAAAATCTAAGCAAAATACAATATTCGCTTCTAAAATAAATGACCCTTTCTTTATGATGAATGTAAGGTTTCCAAATTCGGATTCGCATGAGTACGTTTCTTCATTCACTTCGGCAGGTGATATCAATACTCATCAGATTCATTGGACATATTACAATGGCCCTGTACTTGCTACAGACCCATATACATTTACTGTGGCTTCTAAAGACGGCGCAGCCATTACATTCTTTGAGCAATCAAGATTTGGCGCAATCGGTACTTTGACTTCTCAGTATTTAGTGAACGGAGACGGCTCAGTTATATCTCAGTTAAATGTAGGTATACGCCAGTTTTCATCTAAGAGTTCTTCTCCATTATTGGCTACAGCTTTAGATAATACAGTTTTTTATTGCGACAATACTGGAACTAAAGTCTTTATGTATCTGTACAACGAGACGAATGGCTCTTACATATCTAAGGAAGTAAGCCTTCTTTATGGTAAGTTCACAGAAGATAACAGGATTGTAAGCATGACTTTCTCTAGAGAGTTTAGCGCAATAATGTGCGTAACCCTACAGGGAGATATTATAGCTTTGCGCTATTCTCAGGAAAGTGGTGTACTTGGATTTACTAGATTCTATACCCATACTCCTAGTAGTAAGGTTCTTTGCTATGCTGCTGTAAATAACCCTACTGCTCCTGACGCAGGGGTAGCTGTAATAGAAACAGGCGGATTTTTTAAGTACATATCTTTTAGGTTTAATGCCCTTACTACTACCGTTCCATTTGAATTATTCCAAGTATTAGATCAACTTGAGTATTTAGATAAGCTTTTAATACTTACTGATGTAAATACAAACATACTAACAGGAATGAACCAGTACGAAGGTGAGGATTTAATTGTTATCGGCGTACTTCCATCAGGTGAGTTGGAGACGACTTATTATGACGGGTACGATGGTGAGTTTTTATTAACTCTTCCTAATACATATACCGACATAGCTTTTGGTTCTAGGTACGCATTTGAAATAGCGACCATGCCTATAGAGGCAGGGCAGGCTTATGCAACTGCGCAGATGGGACAGAAGCGAATAGATCAGGCATTAATCCGCACGGCTGACTGTACTCAGGTAAAAGTTGGAACAGACGGATATAACTACGAATTAGTACCAGTATCGGACAATAGGGCTGTATTTGAAATGATTGGCAACCCTGAGTTCGATCATATAGTTTATATTAGACACGACGATATAGGGCCGTGTAGAATAAACAATATCACACTCAGAGGGGTAAATAACGATGCTTAGCGATTTTGAAGCCTCATCAACACCGTCCACGGCGAGACTTGGTAGGAACAGAGCAAGCAATATGCTCTTGTCTCTAAGGGCGCAGGAACAAGAATATATTAAACGATACGGCGGAAGCGCAGATAAATACCGTGCTATGGGTACTGTGTCTCTTTTAGCTTCTGATTTGGCGGAAGCCGCTTCAAGCTATGCCGATACTCAGATGCAGCTTACTCAGGCGAGAACTCAAAGACAGGAACTTTCTTCTAGAATAGACGCTAGTTTAGCGTTGATAGATAAGCAGGCAAAGAAAGTTCAATCTGAGCAAACAGCAGCGTTTACAAAGGCAGGTGTAAAGATTGAGGGCTCGGCTCTAAATGTCTTGACTCAAACTGCAATTGAAGCCAATAATATGCAGGCACAGCAAAAAAGAGAAGCCGACTTCCAGATGAGTCAAATGAAAATTCAGGAGACTATGATGGAACAAAAACTACAAAGAGCCCCTATGGAAACTT